CTTCCAGGCCGGGCAGGTCGGCTGGCCGACGGGGGAGCTGCCGCAGGCCGAGGTGGTGTGGGGCCCGCACGTGCCCACCGACAAGGCCCAGGCCCTCGACCAGGCCGCGAAGGGCTACGAAGCCGGACTGTTCTCCCTGGAGACGTGCGTGCGGATGCTCACCGACGCCGGGTACCCGATCAGCGACATCGCCGAGGAAGTCCGCCGCATCCAGTCCCGGGCCTTCGCAGCTGCCGGTCAGCTCGCGGACGCCACCGGCGACACCGCTGTGGTCAGGGCCTTCCTCAACCTGCCCCCTGGAGGCCCTGAGATCCCCTCTGCGCCCCTCGGATAGGCCGATAGGCACAAGATCACCCCGGGGGTCTTGAAGGCCCCTCAGGGGGCTCTCCTGGCCCCCTGCGGCGAAGCCGTGGGGGGTTGGGGGGAGAGGTAGGAGAGAGGAAGGAACAAAGGAAAGAAAGGGGTTTCCCCGGGGAAACGTACTGGGTTTCCCCGGGGAAACCCATGCGTTTCCCCGGGGAAACCCACAGGTCCGGGGCTATGGGTTTCCCCGGGGAAACCCATAGAGCGACTGCCGGACCGGTGGACCCGGGAGACCGACTGGAAGGTCATCGCGGTGCCCAGCGTGATTACCCAGATCACCATGTCGGCGGAGTAGTTACACTGATCACTGGCGCGGGGGCGCTGCTTGCGGAGGAATCCGATGTCTGCCCCCCTGCCCCAGGCGACCTTGCCCGCCGGTGACCCGGCCCCGGTGCAGCCCCCGGCCGCCGACCCCGGCAGCGCCCTCATCACCCAGGACACCCTGTCGCGGCTCCTCGCCCGCGAGAAGTCCCAGGGCGAGCGGGCTGCCATCAAGAAGCTTGTCGGCGACCTCGGCTTCACCGACGCCGCGGGCCTGCAGCAGTGGGTGGAGGAGCAGCGCACCGCCCAGCAGGCCAACCTCAGTGAAGTCGAGCGCCGCGAACAGGCCGCCGCCCAGCGCGAGCAGGAAGCCATCCGGCGCGAGCAGGAGGCCCTGAACCGCCTCAACCAGGCCGTCCGGCACGCCGCGCTGAGCCGCCTCGGTGCGACCGGCCAGAACCTGGACGATGCGATCCGCCTGCTGGCCGTGCCGGACGACGCCGACCAGCAGGCCGTCGCCGACGCCGCCGCCGCGCTCGCGCAGCGCCGCCCCGAACTGTTCGGCCAGGTCGCGCCGGTGACGCCGCCGCCCGCGCCGAGCGGTTCGCCCGCCGGCGGCCTGCCGCCCCGCGGCCAGACCCTCACCCAGGGCTCCGCCGGTCTGGACATGGCCCGCCGCCGCGGCTACGTCACCACCTGACCTACCCCGAACAACCCGACCGACTGACCCGGCAGCGAACCGGGAGCAGGGGACCACGCCCCGTTCAGCACGTGGACGGCACCACCGACCGGTGAGTGCGGGACCGTCATCTCCCGCCCCTGGAGGGCACGTTGACCGTCCAGCCGATCACCACCACGGTGACGCTGAACGCGGGCCGCCCCTGGCTCGCCTCCCTGCACGGCACCGACCAGACCGAGACCGTCACCCTCGACGCCTCCAAGCTGGTCGCTGGCACCCACTACATCGCGGGCGACGCCGCCCAGCCCTACCACCGCGTCCTGTCCGGCCTCCCCCTCGGCCGGATCACCGCGTCCGGCCTGTACGGGCCGTTCGACCCGGCCGCCGTCGACGGCCGCCAGGCCCTGGCCGGCGTCACCTTCGAAGAGGCGCTGTTCGCCCCCGGCCAGCCGAAGATCGCCGCCGCGCTCCTGTGGCACGGCGTCGTCCGGGCCGCCAAGGTCCCCGGCGGGATCGACCCCACCAAGGTCGCCCCGTCGGTCACCGGCGCCCAGATCCGGTTCGTGTGAGGGCCGCTGAATGAGCCTCCAGGACCTGATCAAGGACGTCAGCGCCAACGACCTGACCACCTTCGCCCGGTCGATCCCGACCCCGGCGGACTTCCTCCTCACCTCTCTCGTCTTCCCCACGCTCGTCACCCGCGACGTGAAGTGGCGCCTCAAGCAGAACGGGCGCCGCGTCAACACCGCGTCCTACCGGGCCTACGACAGTTCGGTGCCGCTGGCCGACCGCACCGCGTGGGAGACCACCCGCGAGGGCCTGCTCCCGCCGCTGGGGCAGAAGCTCGTCGTCGGCGAGCAGCAGCAGATCCTGCTGGAGCAGTCCCACGGCGCCGACCAGGACCGCTTGATCGAGCTGCTGTACGACGACGTCGAGCGGCACGTCGAGGCGATCCGCTCCCGCCTCGAACTCGCCGCCGGCGACGTCCTCGTGGACGGCAAGTTCTCCCTCACCAACGAGAACGGCCTGACGATCGAGGTCGACTTCGGCGTCCCGGCCGGGAACATGCCGGTGGCCGCGAAGGCATGGTCCGATCCGACCTCGGACCCGATCGCCGACGAGCTCGGCTGGATGCAGTACCTCGACGACCTCGGCGCGCCCGAACCGGAGATCGTCGTCACTTCCAAGAAGGCGTTCACCGCGCTCACCCGCAACAACGCCTACCGGGCCGCCTACTACCGCTCCGTCAACCCGTCCACCACGCCCACCCGCACCCTCAACGAGGCCGAGGTCAACGCGGTGCGCGCCGACTACGGCCTGCCGCCCGTCGTCCTGTACAAGGCGCAGGTCAACGTCGACGGCGCGGCCACCCGCGTCCTGCCGGACGACCGCTGGATCATGCTCCCGCCGGACCGCGCGAAGTGGGGCCAGACCCAGTACGGCGTCACCGCCGAGGCCCTGGTCCTCTCCCGAGGCACCCACCCGGAGATCCTGCGCGAGGACGCCCCCGGCATCATCATCACCCGCGACGCCCAGGCCGATCCGGTCCAGATCTGGACCAAGGGCGGCGCCGTGTCGATGCCGGTCCTCCACACCCCGGACTGCCACATCGTCGCGAAGGTGCTGTGATGCCGCGCCGACTCGCCTTCGCCGTCCACCTCGACCACCCCGTCACCGGTGACCACCTCATCCTCCTGCCCGGCGACGTGCCGCCCCGGGAGGTGGCCGAGCTGATCACCCACCCCGGCGCCTGGCACCCCGCCGACGACGACCCCGACCCCGACCCCGAGCCCGGCGACCCGGACACCGGCGACCCGGAGCCGGACGGCTCACCGGCCGGCACCGACGGAGACACCCCTCCGGCCAAGTCCGCCGCCCGCACCCGCAAGGCCCGCCCCGACACCGAGTAGCCGCCCCGGACCGGCACCCCGACCACCCCGGGGTGCCGGTTCGCCGCATCACCGACAGGACCCGCCCGTGGACCCCGCCGCCCTCGCCTGGCTGCACGCCCAACTCGGCACCACCACCACCAGCACCGACGACCTCACCAACCGCTACCAGCGCCTCGGTACCGCCCGCGCCGTCGCCCTCGAAGTCCTCACCGAACGCCGCGCAGCCCTCCTCGCCGACCCGCTGCGCCTGGTCGTGGACGGCGTCGTCACCATGGACCGCACCGCCAACCTCACCGGCCTGGAACGCCAACTCGCCGCACTCCACGACACCCAGGGCCCCGACGAGACCGTTGGCGGGGAAGCCGCCGACACCGCGACCGGCCTCGACACCGCGGTCCTCGTGCCGTCCTCCCGAACCCGATGACGCTGACCCACCCCGACACCCGGCCCAGCGAACAGGCCGCCGACGACCTGGACAGCACCTGGACCCGGCTCGCCGCCGCGCAGGCCGCCGTCCTGGCCGCGCTCGCCCGCCCACGCCGAGCCGCCGTGGCCACCGCGCTCGCCGACTTCGCCGTCGAGGTCAAGGCGTTCCACCAGGCCACCGACCGTGCCGTCCGGGACTTCGCGCTGCGCACCGTGCCCGAACGCTACGAAGCCGCCGCCCGCGCCGCCGCGGCCAGCATCAACCGGCCCTTCACCTGGACCCCGGCACACCGGGCCACCGTGAACGCCCTCACCGCCGACACCTACACCGACCTGACGCTGAGGATCCAGGAAGCCGTACGCGCCGCCGCGGCGTTCCATCGCGCCGCCCGGGCCGCCGCCCGCCGCGGCCTCACCCCCACCAGCGCCGCCGAACTCGCCGCCGCGCACCCCCTCGACCGGATCGTCTACCGCAACGGAGCACGTATGCCCGTACGGGCCTGGGCCGAAGCCGCCACCCTCACCCGGACCGCCGTCGCCTACAACGTCGGCACCCTCGCCGTCGCCCGCGAACACGGCATCCAGTACGTCGAGGTCCACGACGGCTCCGACTGCGGATGGACCAGCCACCCCGACCCCGACAAGGCCACCCGAACGCTGCGCACCGTTGAGGACGCCGCCCAGTGGCCGATCGCGCACCCCCGCTGCACCCGCAGCTTCGGACTCCGAGCCGACACCTCGACGCTGCCGGAGCCGTGAGCGGAGACGGCCAGATGATGGTGGGCGAGGCCGGATTCGAACCGACACAGCCGAAGCGGGGGCTTTACAGGCCCCGGGGCTCTCCAATGCCCAGCTCGCCCTTGGCGGAGGAAGTGGGGGTCGAACCCACACGGGCACTTGCGTGCCCCAACGGTTTTCGA